TAATCCCCTGTAGCGGATGAGGCTCCACAATTCCCTGTAGCGGATGAGGCTCCATAATCCCTGTAGCGGATGAGGCTCCATAATCCCCTGTAGCGGATGAGGCTCCTTTATACCCTGTAGCGGATGAGGCTCCATAATCCCCTGTAGCGGATGAGGCTCCTTTATACCCTGTAGCGGATGCAAAACCGTGTCGCTCGTCTGATCCTGCCTCTTTGTTTACCTTACTCATAGTAAAATCAATAGCCATCTTTACAAGTCCTGCAATAGATAATCTAGCTCCGATCTTAATATCGGTAGCACATACCTTAGTATTATCTCCGCTCTTATCCATCTCTCCAGATAACTCTACCTCATGGAATACGCTATGTGCTGGATCATAATATCCGAAACAATCTAACGGATACTCGCAAGCGTGAAAACCTGTATCACAGCACTCCGCTCTTTCTGTGTGAAATTCCTTACCCTCCTCATACTGATAACCTCTACAGGTAAGATCCTTGTTAAATCCTTTAAATGCTTTCATAGATTTTTCTCCTTTTCTATGTGTGTTATTTTTATTGATAAATAACTTAATCCTCAATATGAGGAAAATTTAGATAGTTTTTGAAAAATATTTTATTTACTGCTTTCCATTCTTTCTCTAGTACGGTTTACCTTAAAGGTCTTAACCGCTAAGAGCCCATCCTCTGGGATCTGGAGGAGATACTTTACCTGCTCCAGCATTAACTCTACATCTGCAATCTCCTCTACTAAGTTATCTCTGGCAATAGCCTTTTTATCCTCCGCTACAGGCTGTCCTAGTCCTGTTTCTACTCTACGGTACTTATTTACCGCCTGTATGAGCTCTGCACACTCCTCTACTAACTGGTTACTCTGTGCCTCATATCCGTAGTACTTAGCTGTTTCTAAGTTCATTTCTCTAATTTTACACACAATATTTTCCTCGCTTTTTATAATAATCTCCAGTTCTCTAAAACCTTTTCCATACTGCTATACGGACACCACGCCTTAGAGTTTTTATCATATACACACAAACACGGTACAGGATCCGCTCTACTGGTTTTACACCTCTTTACCATCTTACAGGCTGTTTCTATCGTGTATATATGCCCTGTAATAAAGCCCATAGATGTTTTACCGATAAACTCAGCTCTCACTATTCTAAGTGCCTCCTTATCAATGCTCTTATACCGTTTCCTGTTAAGTTATCCAGATCCACTAAGCGATCATCTAGCCCTCCTAAGGCATCTATAACCGCTCTGAGTGCCTCCCTGCTCTTATACAGATCCTCCATTAAAGTATCCTCAATGAGGTAATACTCCTTAGGATCTCCAAAGGATACCGCTATGGCATAATCCTCTTTTCTCATGGCTAAGCTCTGCTCCTTAGCCTTATCTATCCAGCCTTTTTTTACTGTAATACTCTGGCTAGGGTTCATTTTTGTTTTAGCCTCAATAAAGAGTTTATCTACCACTACATCTCCTTTTAGAAACGGAGTGGATCCAGATCCTACTACCTGCCTACCGCCCATAGCCTTAGCTATACGCTTTTCCTGTATGGAGCTCTTAGCTCTTGTACTATCTTTCATTTACCCTTACCTCTTTTCTTTTTAGGTTTTACTCCCCAATATCTAATACACTGAGATCTATTAGGAGATATTAAGTCAAAATAAGTACAATACAGAAAACCGTGTTTTTTATTACTGTGCTTACATCGCTCACAGTCACACGCTACTCTCTTGGGCTTTTTCATTTTATGAGTTACTGTAGATACCCCCAGCTTTCCTCTCATTACTCCGCCTCTCTTTCTTCTAATCTCACTCCGCCATACTCCCAGAGATCCTTTTTCATCTCATCCATATCTAGCTCTCCATTTTGCCAGCGTTCATAGTACTGTAATACCAGCTCTGTAAACTCTGGTATCTTCTTTGCATAGGTCTTTTTCCAGTAATGATCCATGAGTACCTCCATAGGGAGTACTAAGAGTAATGTCATAGCTGTATTTATGGCATCCTCCATACTCTCCCCCCCCCTCTGTAAGTATTACTCCATCTCTGAGATGGTTTTCTCAATGTTATCACAAACCTCATCAAAAGCCTGTTTAATAATAGCCTCTCTCTGCTGAGGGTTCGTACCTCCATCAATCTTAAGATCCATCTTTACTGTAGGCTTACACCAGATACCACTCTTATTCTGTACACTCATACCCAGCTCTACGCTGATACCTGCTACCCTTGCTGTAAAATCATTTGCCATCTTTGTTATCCTCCATCTCTTTTAAATTCTTTTCTCTGCGTGCCATTCTACGGTTATACTCCTCCACGGATTTACAGCCCATCTTTCTAGCTACTACCTTTTTGTGGAGGAGGGTACCGTTATTCTTTTGGATCTGCCTCTGCATTTTCCTTTTGAAACTGCTCACTCTTTTCTGCCTCCATTTCTGCTACGCTGTGCCATACTTCATCCTCTGTTTCAATCTCGCATATACTATTATGTGGATTGATAATAACCGTAACATCACAGCTATTAGAATTAAAGCTAGGTAATCCAGATCCATAACCACCATTACCCTTAAGTTTAGTTCCTAAGGCGGTAGAAATAATATCCTCTAAGGATTTACCATTTACCTCTAAACCGTATCCGTGATCCGATACCTCAGCATTTGTAAAACTGATTTTAAGCATCCTGCTTACCTCCTTTTCTTTTGATACTTAACCTAATCACACAAACGGTAATTTTTTAGATAGCCCTCAAAATTAAGGACAAAAAAAAGGAGAGCTTTTACACTCTCCTCACATTTAGGGTTACTTTTTAAGTTTTGCTTTTCTCGGCAATGAGGCATAAGCCTTTATAGCCCCCAGATCCTCCTCATACCAGTATCTATAGCCTCCCTCATCTCTTACGCTTGCTGGAATAGCTCCAGCATCTTCCCAGAGGCGGATAGATTGAGTAGAGGCTCCTACCAGATCCGCTACCTCTTTCCTTGTGTATACTCTTTTTCCTGTATCTGCATCTATTGTTATCGCTCTCATTATGTACCTCCATTTTGAGTTATTATACCACACCTGTATATTAAATGCTAAGTAATTTGTTAAGGATGGTTTTAATATCCTGCTTAGATCCTTTACCGTCTACTACTCGATCAATGAGATCTTTATTTTCTAACAGGTAATCCTCTACTGCCTCATCTATGGTACCCTTAGCCACCATAGAGATTACATTTACAGCCCCTACCGTACCTATTCTGTGGGCTCTATCCTCAGCCTGTGCATTATCTCCGCTATTCCATGCTTTATCCATAAAAAATACATAAGAGGCTTTATTTAAGGTTAATCCAGTACCCATAGCTCCGATAGTTCCTATAGCTACTTTACAGTGTGGGTTAGTCTGGAAATTGTCTACTAATCTCTGCCTCTGCTCTGGAGGTACCTCTCCTGTAATTACAATTGGATCATATTCACTAAGCTCTATCCCCAGATCCTTAGCTATCGTGCTCCACTGAGAAAATATGATAGCCTTGTGACCGTTAGGGATAATCTCCTCCTCCAGCATCTCCTTAATACGATCCAGCTTAGGGCTATCATCTGTTAAGTTAGGATTACCGCTGGTAAGCTGTCTGAGGCGGAGAGTACAGTTAAGAGGATTAACAGAGGCTAAGATATTCTCCATATCCGCTACAATGCCATTTTTAATATCCCTGTACTGTTTTTTCTGAGCTGTGGTAAGTTCTACATACTCAGTACTGTATAGCTTAGGAGGGAGATCTAGTACCTCCTCTTTCTTTCTTCTAAGCATTACAGTATTTAACTCAGCATTGAGGCTATCTAAGTTTTTATATCCGATTACTTTATAGCCTCCGAAACCTCCCATAGTACAATAGGCATTTCTAAAACTATAAAAGGATCTCATCTCTACTCCCAGCCATGTAAGGATATTCCACAGATCCTCCGCTTTATTCATTGGAGTACCAGATAATCCTATCTTAACTGGAGCTTTCAAAAATCTAAGAGCTTTTCCCTGTTGAGAGCCTCCGTTTTTAGCCTTGTGGATCTCATCCACAATAATAGCCCCTATATATCCATCCTTAATCCCCAGATAGAGAGCATCCTGTATTTTCTCATTTCTGAGGCTCTCAATATTGATAACCCCAAAATAAGAGGAGCCTCTGTACCAGTCATTTAGCTGTTGTACTCTAACATCCATTGTCTTACCGTCTACCATTACACAGCCCTCGTTAGAGTGGATCTGGATCTCTTTCTCCCAGTTATATTTTACAGAGTTTACTCCGCATACAATAAGGGTTTTAATGAGCTCTTTCTTTCTGGCTACACAAATATCAATACTCTCCTTTGTTTTGCCTAAGCCCTGCTCATCTCCGATAAGTAAAGAGTTTTTCTCCATTCCATAATTAAAAGCCTCGATCTGATGAGGGAGGGGAGCTGTCTTAAAATCAAAATCTCTTACAGGCTTAATACCCTTTAGCCTCTCCTGTGTAGCCTCCCTTTTATCCTCGATCTCCTTAGTATTGAGAGCTTGTACTACAGCCTCCTCACTTTTGATATTGCTAAGCCCTACTTTCTCTATGAGAGCTGGTAGCTCATGTGCTGGGATCTCCCACGCTCTATCCTCTGGTAAATATCTCCGCTCTGCCAGCTCTTTTACCTTAGCTACAGTAGTGGGATCGTATCTAAATGAGATTTTAAAAGCATCATCAAAATAAGTACCTTTTTCCAGTTTTTCTACTGTTATCATAAAAATAAACCTCCTGTGATTTAGTCTTTATATAACTTAATCACAGGAGGTAAATATATTTAGATAACCCCTATATAATTTATGCTACTAACTGCACATAAAGCCCCAGCTTTCTAGTACAGTACATATAATCCTCTAAGTAGTGGATCATGCTTTCAGTATGTATCTTGGAACATTGTGTCCAATAAAGCCGTAGATATCTCCAGCCTCCACCGTAATGCATAAATTATCAACCGCCTTTTTATTACCCTTGTAGGTCTTTGAAAAATTCTTGATTTCTAATATATTCATATAATCTACTCCTTTGATTAAGTGTTTATGATTATATTATACTCACTTCACCCAGACACACAATGGATTTGACGTTGATTTTTGTTTATAAAGTTAACTTGTGGTTGATTTAATGTAAGCACTTAGTTTTTGGGTAACTAGTATAATTCACTTTAAATAACAAACCAAATCTGAGGGTACATCTAACGAAGCAATTGCTGACAAACTGGATATTGAAGAGTTATTGAAAGCAATCGAAGGAAGTAGCAAGAGCTATGAGGAAATCTGACAGATGGCTTTTCCTTACCTATTATCCACCTTCTCCGGATACATATCATGATTTGCCATACGGTTAAATGCCACATCTTCCCACTTAGTTCCTGGCTTCCCATAATTGCAGTATGGATCAATGGAGATTCCGCCACGAGGTGTGAATTTGCCCCACACTTCAATATATTTTGGTTCCATCAGCTTAATCAAATCCTTCATAATCACGTTCACGCAATCCTCGTGAAAATCGCCATGATTACGGAAAGAAAACAGGTACAGCTTTAAGCTCTTGCTTTCCACCATTCTCTCGCCTGGGACATACGAAATAATAATGTTTGCAAAATCAGGCTGTCCTGTAATTGGACAGAGACTTGTGAATTCCGGACAGTTAAACTTCACGAAATAGTCATTTTCTGGATGTTTGTTTACAAATGTTTCAAGCAGGTCAGGGTTGTAATCTGTCTCGTAATTGTTCTGCTGGTTGCCTAATAATGTTAAATTCTCTTTTTCTCTCATAGCTTTCTCCAATTTCTATTTTATTGCAGGGTCACTTACCCCATTTGCTGCAAATGCAGCCGCTCTGTCGATACAGGTTCCACATTTGCCGCAAGGCTCATCTTTCCCTTCATAGCAGGACCAGGTAAGCTCGTATGGTGCGTTAAGCTCTAAGCCCATCTTCACCACCTCCGCCTTAGTCATATTCACAAATGGCGCCTCCACCTTTAACTGATGTCCTGAGCCCTCAAAAATCGCCTGATTCATAGCATCATTAAACACCGGTGAACAGTCTGGGTAGGCAAAACCGGCGGAATCATCTGCATGTGCGCCATAAAGAATCACGCTGCAGTCCTTGCTTAGTGCAATGCTTGCCGCCGATGAAAGAAACAGTCCATTTCGAAATGGCACATAGGTGCTTACAGGCTTTTCGCCCTCCGTCTTTTCAATCTGCTTGGCATAGCTCTCCTCTGGAATTTCCTCTGTAGACTGCTGCAATAAAGAGCAGTTGCTATATTGAAAAATCTTACTCAGGTCCAAGAATAACTGCTCAACTCCATAAAATGCAGAAACAGCCTTTGCCGCCTGAATTTCTTTATCGTGCTTCTGTCCATAAGAAACTGACAGAGCAATTACATTGTCCTTTCCATATCGGCTCACTGCCAATGCCAGTGCCGTAGTGGAATCCACGCCACCACTTGATAATACTAATGCTTTCATAACTTCCTCCCTATCTTAGATACATTTGTAATGCTGCATCGTCTTTAAAACTTCCTCTTAGCTCTACAGTCATTGTTCTCGTGTTGTTTTTCTTAATTCCTCTTGCCGACACACAACTGTGATACCCTTCAAGCACTACGGCAACATCTTCACTTCCTGTTATCTCTGCCATAATATCCGCAATATCCTGACCAATTCTTTCCTGTAGCTGCAGTCTTCTTCCAACCATATCGCATATTCTTGCAATTTTTGATAAGCCTATAACCTTCCCATTAGGAATGTACGCAACTGTGGCCTTCATGTCATACATAAGTGCCATATGGTGCTCGCAGTAAGAAAACAGATCGATGTCCTTCATAACTACAACCTTTGAAGTATCAAGCTCCTCAATTCCATCCTCAAATGTCTTATCAAACATCTGTGCAATTTCGTGATTGGAGTAATTCATCCCAAGAAAGACCTCCTCGTACATCTTCGCGACTCGCTTTGGTGTATCCTTTAAGCCCTCCCTCTCGGGGTCGTCGCCCAACGCAACAAGAATCCCTCTAATATGCTCCTCAATCGCTTTCGTATCTATCATTATACGCCCCTTTCCTCTGGGTTCCAGATTACCTTGTGCATCTGAATCTGAAGACGCACGTCATTCATCCTTTTACTGGTCATGAAATTCACGATTTCCACTGGCTCAATTGAACCAAATACTGGACTTATGAATACCTGGCACCTTTCTGTCAGATGAAATTTTCCAATTATTTTCTCTGCACATTCCAAATCCTTGACACTGCCCGAAACAAACTTGACTGTGTCCTGCTTTCTTAGAACTTCCATATTGGAGAGAATCATTTTCTCCTCACAGCCGCTGGATGGCAGCTTGTAATCCATAGTAAGGCTAAGTTTTTCTTTTGAAAATGCATTGGCAAGGGGAGCAATATCAACAGCCCCATTAGTTTCTATCTCTACTCTGATGTCCGATTTATTCAATAACTTTTCTACTAAACTTCTAATATCCTTCTGTAATAAAGGCTCTCCCCCTGTCAGCGTCACATTTTTAATACCTGTCTCACTGACATATTCGCAAATATCATCCGGCGAAAGCTCCTCATAATCACAAGCTGGCTCATTGGCCCACTTTGTGTCACAGTAGGAGCAGTTTAAGTTACAGCCCTTGAATCTGATAAACACCGCCAATTCTCCGGCTCTTCTTCCCTCTCCATTAATACTTATAAATTTCTCAACAACTTTCATATTAGTTTCTTTCCTTTATTCTTCGTATGCTGCCAGGTTATTAGGTGTCTCATATACTTCCACTCTGTGGATTGGAAAGCCTTTTTCACTCATCAGCTCATAGAAATATTTTGAAAAATGCTCCGCAGTAGGTCTGAAACCAACTTCAATCATACGAAACTCTTCCGCCTGTAAAGCAGCAATTGTCGCACCTTTAAGAGAACCTTTTTCATAAATCAAGCTGTGGTCAAAATCATCACAGATATCCTCCAAGGCATTTTTTAAATCAGAGAAATCCACAAGCATTCCTCTTGTCTGCCCTTCATCCTTTAACTGGTCTGCTGCTATTTCAACAACAACTCTCCAACGGTGTCCATGAAGATTCCTGCATTTTCCGTTATACCCTTTAAGAAAATGTGCAGAATCAAAGCTACTCTCGGTTTTTAAATAATACATACTAATATCTCCTATATAATCTGGTAATTATAAAAACAGAATTGCTTAGAAAAGAACGTGCCCCACTATGAGTACATATAGAAAGCCCTGTAAATGTATACACACCTACAGGGCTAAATTACATAAAAAGTCTTCTTAGCAGCCCTGGTTTTATTTAACGACAGGATGGTACAAACGAACTGTCGTGCATTTTTATGCGATATATCTATTATAAGTATTTTTTTTGATATGTCAATCTTAAATTGCTCTACTGTTATTTTTCCCCCAGAAGCTGCACCTTTACCACGTTCATTATACGTGCCGGGTATGTTTCCTGGATTTCTCCTGCAAATGTTATTGAAACCATATCATTTACTGCCAAGTCGGACACTTCAATCTCTGTTCCTCTCCACTCCAAAGCAGTTTCTTCCGCAAGTAAAAACACAAACTCACCACGGTAGTTTATGTCATTTGACTCAATTCCCTTAACAGTAAAATTCTTATCGTTAATCTGGGTAATTGTTGCATAGAAGGTCTCTGTTTCCTCCTTCGTCCATGAAGTTTTATTCTTATCCACTGCCACTTTATAGCCTATGAAAAATGATGCAACTGCGACTACTGCCAAAAGAATGCACACACCCGCAATGCAGGCTTTTCTTGACTTCCCCATCTATTATTCCTCCTTTTTCCCTAGAAGAATTTCCCTTACCTTTCTGGTTCGTACACCGCATCATAATATCCGTAAAATAACGCCAGCTTTTCCCACAGAAGCTCCTGCTCCTCGTCTGTATGAATGTCCACCGGTGTCCCGTACAAATCGAAAATGTAATTTTTATAATTTCTGCTTTTATCCATTGAAAACCTTCGAAAATACATTTTGCTATTTATATTGTGAGTATATATACTATACTTCGATTTGTAAAGTGGAAATTTGAGTTCTGCGATGATAGCGGTTTATCTCCTACAAAAATAGTGGAGGTTGGTTTCTACGGAGCTCTTTTGTTTCTTCATATTCCTGGCAAAGTGTGCTTCGTCGATCAGCTCAAATAATTTGTCATGAAATGAAACGCCAATATTTGCAAGCTGGTCTTCCAAAGAAATGTCTGCTGACAGCATACAAGGCTCTGCTAACCCTGTATCTTCCTTAATTGGATAGTTATCTTCTGCCTCTCTTTGAAGCATCTCCTCATAGAACGCTTCCTCTGACAATTCTCTCATGCGAGCACCACTTCTGCTTCGCACTGGATATTCTTTTTTTTGACTTTCCCTGACATAATTAGCATCTATGTAGGAATCAATATCACCCACAATCTGACCGGAAAGCTGAAAAGACCTTTTATCAAACACTACCAGTATGATTTCAATCTCATTTTCAGTAAGAAACTGGCTGAATACTGACACAGCAATCTGCAATGCCTTATCCTTCGGAAATCCATATACTCCTGTCGAAATTAATGGAAATGCTATACTCTCACACTCAAGTTCCAATGCTTTCTGTAATGATTTTCGATAACAATTCTCAAGGATTTCAAATTCATGATGCTTTCCATCTGTCCATACCGGTCCTACTGTATGAATAATATATTTTGCCTTTAGATTATATGCACCGGTAACAGCAATATCACCTCTTGCAATCTTACCAATACCTGCTCTTTCGGCAAGAAGCTGTTCTTTTCCTGCTGCTTCATATATTGCTAAGTCCGTGCCACTTGCACATATCGGATTTGGATTAGCAGTATTTACGATTACATCTGATTTTACCTTTGTTATATCGTTGCGAATTATCTTAAATGGCATTACATATCTCCTGGTATGATGTAGTCATAGACCAATAAGGTCATCCACATCATATTCTCTAATCTATATCCTGGTTGGTAAG